GCTCAGGCTAGGGACGATGCAGAAGCTGTTCAGTCCCTCGCTAAAGACATCGCAAACATCTCCGCAAAACTCAAACTCACATGTCTCTGATCCAAACCTACCCTCAGCTCCATTCCTACAGCTACGACTCCTCCTCCGGTTACCTCAACATCATCGCCATCGTTGATGACGCTGTAATGACCCTCCCAGCCACCAGAGAAGAACCAGAGGAATGGGGACCTGGCTACTGCCGCTCCAGTGTCATCTGGGATGAAGCTGAACCACCCACCTGGGAAGCCGTAGAAGGCATCCTGGACGACCACCATGACTGGATTACCCTGTCGCCAGATGAGTGTCCATAGCGATGGGTATGCCAACCAATGCACATGAAGGTGACTACTGGTTGGCAGAAGATGGGGTCCTGCATCGCCTAACGAACGGCCAGTGGGTCCCCCTTCGTATCGCTAATCCCTCCAAAGACTTTTTCCCCGGTGACCACCTACTAGAAAACCTCGATGACTAACCAAAACGCTCCAGCAATCAGCCAACGCATCAGCGATTGGGCTCGCCTTGAAGAGATCGTCAAAGAGCTTGACGAGATCATCGAACGCGAAGAAAAACGTCACATCATGGACCAAATGTTCCTTGGCTTCGAGGAAAACCTCCATGAAGCCAAAGACCTCCTACTGGGCATCGTTGACTACGACCCCACGCCTCAATACTCCCCTCACCTCCAGTGAACATTCACACGCTCCAAAGACTCGCGAAACCTCTCCCTAACGCTCCACAACTACAGGAACTCGACCGCCTCACACGCCTTGCGCTCCAAGAGGGGTGCTCCTGGCAACTCGTTGAAGAAGCCTTTGAAGCTGTCCTAAATCACCCCCAAAACACCTTCACACGCGAATCTCTCGCCTACCGCCAAAACTACGTTCATCACTCCGATGCCCCGTAAAAAACCCTCCTGGAAACCTGCTACTGAGTTCAAGGTCACCAAACTCCCCCGTAACGGCCCCAAAGACGGTCAAAACGTCTCTGACTGGGAAAAAGGCAAAGACAAAGGCGATCAGCAATGGCAGCGCAAAGCTGATAAATACTGGGAGAAAAATGGCTACTCCTAAACCCTACGCTCCAGATAACTTCAAGCCACTCATCCCAGGGCCGCCTCCTATCAATCGCAACCGCGAGCAAGATCGGCGCAACATGCGCCAATACGCTCAGCAGCGTTACCTTGAAGCTCGTAGAGGTGACACTGATTACGACTGATGATGCTTCGCGGCACTGAAGAAGAACGCCTACAACAATTCTTTGATCAGCTACCGCTACCTGAACCGCCCTCAAACTGGAAAGCTAAAGCCAAACCCTGTAAATGGCTAAAACAGCTCCAGGCTGATAAAACTAAATCGGAGGAGTGACTGGGGGCCTGGGCAGCCCCTTTTTTTTATGTCACCTCACCCAGCTCCAACATCGCCTTGTACCTCGCATGGCGCTCCAGCCACCTGCACTCAGCTCCCCTCATCTCTAACTCACTCAACATCCTCACCTGCACCTCCCCATTCCCCTTCGCAATCACCACCGCTCCAGCTTCAACAACTAACCCGCTCCGCTCCTTCATCGCTAGCGAGTAGGCCGCCAACTGGTCCTGGTGGTCCTTCATAAACTTCTCCGGCTTGTCCTTGTCCCTCCCTGTCGTCTTGAAGTCACAGATGGTCAAGCCATACTCCGTGTCGATCAAGGCGTCAGCAGTCCCAGCCCATCCATCACTGTGGAAAACACTAAATTCACTCGCATGAATGGCCGTTACCGCTCCACTTCCAAGCCATCCTGATAAACCTCTGGCGTGCTCACGGGCTGCCCATGGAACTTCAGGGGCTCCCTCAATAGCTTTCTTGAGCGCCCAGCTAACAACTGACTTTGGTGCCCGAGCCAAACCATCCCCATACACACGCCAGGTATTACGAGCATTGGCGCTGTGGCGGACCAGCTTGGAAGCAGTCTTGAGTACATACTCGCAACCCTCATGCACAACAGTACCGCGATCACACGCGATCTGACGCTCAATCTCACTACCTGGACGCGCAGACCATCTAGCTAAGGAAGCTTTCTGTTCCTCAGGCGCTGTGTTCTTCAGGATGTGAGTGACAGAGTGGTACTCGTGCCCCTCCTCATCTTTATACACCCTGAATGGCCCGCTGTCATCACGCTCCAGTGACCAGCTATAGAGCGATGCAAGGCTGTCCTGGGCGTCAGTTTTCATTGTTGTAGAGGACGTGCCGGTCAAGCCACACCTTCCTCAGTTGATTGGCTTTCGGTTCTACCAGGTGAAAGCTGCTAACAACACCCGTAATGTCACCAACAATCACACAAACACACCCATCCTCAAGGGTTTGAGTGATCGTCTCGGGTATCTCGGGTGCCATGAATGGCGTTTGCGTTCCAGCAAAGCCTAGGCAGCTTTTGAATAAAAAAAAGGGGGAGCCGCACACTCCCCCTCAACCGTTCCAAGGTGAGATTAGCTCAACCTTGAGGATTAAACGGATCGCCGCCGGTCAACATCATCTGAAGGTCAAATCCCTTCTTCTGAACCTCCTCCCAAGCACTGTCCATCACGTCGTCAGAGTGCTCGTCCTCATCACGAGGAACAGGCATCAACTCATAACGAGTCATGTCGCCAACCGTTTTGGTCAGCTCAAAGTCCCACCCCAGCAGGTTTTTGCTGTACTTCTTGTTCAGGCCGATCTTCGCAAACTGATTGCGAAGTGACACATGGCTAACTTCCAACACCTGAACGCAGTTGGCGTCCCAGTTGTAAACAGGCCAGGTCAAGCACAGCTCAGGACGGCGAACTGCCGTCTTGTCATAGTTCATGGCGCGGGTGTATTCAGCACCCAGCTCCGCATGAATGTCAGCATCAGAAGGCTGCTCAAGGAAGCGGAAAGGCTTCATCGAACCGTCTGCAGTCTGACCCCACACGAGGTAATAACAGAACGGATCTTTTTCCAGCAACGCAAAAGTTGCAGGCTTGCCATGATCCAACTTCGTGTAACGCAGGTAGCTGTCAGTACGGGGCTGATCCGCGTTCTCCAGTTGTTCGAGAAGGGCTGAAGGCAGTTTCATCAATGGATCTGTAAAAAGGGTTGTCATCCATGAATGGCGTTTGCTCAGCGTATCAATGGGATGCCATCCCGTCAACTTGCCTTACAGTGCGAAAGCCCCCAGGGATTGGCTAACTCCCCAGGGGCTTTCAGTGGCTGCAAACCAGCGTCAACCTAAATGAACCTCCACGATTTCGTCAAGACCCTCCCTGAAGGGCTCGTCTATGGCCCCATCTACCGCAAGGGCGCTCCAATGGTTAGCGGCAAGGCCGCAACCGGCAAAAACCCCTTAGAGGACTCCTGGGACCGCAAATACGGCCCAGCTGACGTTGCCCTCGCTATCAAGCGCAACCCTGACCTCCAAGCTGTTGGTCTCTGGTCTGGCATCCGTGGTAACGGCATCGTCATCCTTGACGTAGACGCCAACCACAAGCGCTGGGCTCGTGAATGGGGTAACTCCCTCAACGGTGCTCCCTGCATCACCAGCACACGCTCCAATGCAGCCAAATACCTCTTCCGTATCCCAGAGGAGCTGTGGGGCGCTGTAAAGGGCCACGGGCTGCGTAAGGACGACAACCACTCACAAGGCGATTACGAGATCCTCTGGGGCCGTCAGGGCGTTATCTACGGCGCTTACCCCGGCAAAGAAGGCATCTGTAAGCCAGGTCAGTACAAGTTCTCCGGCGACCTCAACTCCATCCCCGTCGCCCCTGACTGGCTGATCGCGGAAATGCGGGAGCCGCCCCAAACAAATATCACCAAAAAAGACCTCGACTTCTCTGATCGCACCGAAGACGAGATCGCAGAAATCATCTCCGACTGCCTCAGCGTCATTCGCCCTCAAGGCACTGGCAGCCGTGATCACTGGATTCGCATCGGCATGGCGATCAACTCCGTCCTGCCAAACGAGCGTGGTCTCATGCTCTGGTCATCCTGGTCCTCAGATGACCCTGATTACGCCGCTGATTGGGCTGAGGACATCAACCCCTGTGAAGCCCCCTGGTACTCCTTCACAGGCGGTGGCATCGGCCTAGGCACCCTCATCTGGCTCGCTGACCGTGACGACCCAAAGCGAACCCGATTTTCGGAAGAGATAAACCAGATCGTCTCTGCCGCTGAAGCTCGTCACGTCCAAGAATCCCGCCCCTCTGTCCTCGACTTCGATGAAGTCATCAAGCGAGCCAAAAAGATCCTGGAACTGGACAATCCAGCAGAGGTCAATTATCGGCTTAACGCTCTGGCGCTTCAAGCGGGTTACCGCGATCAAGGTGCTCTCGAACGCCTCGTCGTTGACCAGCTCCAATTCGAAAATCGTCAAGCTCTCCTCTCGGTCGAGGACTTGATGCAGATGGACGTGAAGCGCGACTACCTCATCCCTGACATCCTTCCTCACCCCTCTGTCGTCCTGATCTACGGCGCTGGTGGTGACGGCAAATCCATGTCCGCTTGGGCAATCGCCAAACACATCGCTACTGGTAAGCCCTTCACAGTCCGTGATCGGCTCGTTCCAGTGCAGCAAGGCCCCGTCCTCCTCCTGAATGGCGACCAGCCCCTCGTCCAGCTCAAAGAGCAGCTTGAAGACGTGGACTTCCCCATCACCGCCAATACCAAAATCCAGATCGACTGGCAGCTCCAGTGGTACGCCCAGTTCAAAATGCTGATGGACCGCCACAAGCCCAAGCTCGTCGTCATCGACTCCCTCATCGGCTGCTCTGGTGGTCGCGCCTTCGACGAGAACAAATCCGAGTTCGCTCAGCCCCTCTACTGGCTGACCCGCAACAACGGCGTCCTCTTCCCCAAAACCACGATCCTGATCATCCACCACGCCAACAAAAACGGCGGCTTCCGTGGAACCTCTGCCATCAGGGACGCTGTAGACGAGACCTGGAGCCTCGCTAAGCCCTCTGAAGAGGAGGCAAGCAAAGTCGGCCAGCACAGCCGCCTCATCACCATCGAGAAGTCACGCTCTGGCCGCTCTGGCACTCAGCTGATCATGCGGCTCACCGATGACCTCAACTTCGAGATCAGCGATCACACCCCTGAGGTCGATAAGGCCAGCACCAGCCCCTCCACTGTCAGCGGCAGGGTCCTCCAGGCGCTTCGCTCCGTCTACCCCGCCACACGCTCCACTGAAGACCTCATCCACAACGAGGTGGTCGCTGGTAGCCCCGACGCCATACGCAAGTCGCTCCAAAGGCTCAGCAAGCGCGGTCTGATCGAGCCAGTCAACGTGACGCTCCAGTCAGAAAAACGCCAATCGCTCCAGAGCTACAAAGCTGTTCTTGCTAACTCTCACGTGCGGGGGGAGGCTGTGAGTGTCCCAGCTAGACCAAATCCCTTTCCTGGAGCGTGATCTGAGGTAGGACACCAAGGTAGGACACCCCAAAAGTGTCCCAGCTTTTTCAGGTCATCTCCTGGAACGCCTGAGAGCTGGGACATTCCAAAAGTGTCCTACCTATGTGTCCCAGCTTTTTTCCCAGTCCAGGACTGGCTTTTGCCGTTGCTGGGACGTTTTGGATAACACCCCCCGCGCGAGGACATGAATTGGACTGAAATCCTCAAGGCTGGTGGAATCCCTGAACCGCCTGGCTACCTCGAAACCCTGGAGCGCCTACGCCAGAACCCGTACCAGGAACGGCAGGCCGCTAAGCAACAAGCGAAGAAGGCCAAAAAGCGATCCAAAAAGCCTGGCCTAAACTCCCGCAATGGCAAAAAAACGAATTGAAGTCAACATGCCCGCTGAGTTGGTGGAGCGCCTAGATGCTGAGGCGCAGCAACGCGGAGTAACGCGGTCAGAATTGGTTATCGAACGGCTAACCCACAATGCTGTTTCTCCTAACGACTTCCATAAAGCTGTTGCTCGCATTAGAAAGCGCGTGGGTTCGAATCTTGACCCTCGTCAGATGGAAAGCATCATCGCCGCCACCTACGTCGAATTCGCAACTAGCAACCGTTGACGTTGTGCCGGTCAACTTCCACTACTGCCAAGTTCAAGAGCCTGAGCAAGCTCTCCCCCTAGCACTGGTGCGCTTCACCGCTTACGACGAAAATCACAAGGTCTCCAACGTCGAGCAGGTGTCGTACCAAGAAAACCGCTACGAGAAAATGCAGTTCCAAATGCAGGTAGCGGCTGCGCTCCAGTGCGGGATCGACGTTTCCGTCCTCACTGGCTACCCCATGGAAGAGTTCAAAGAGCTGTGTGAAGCTCTCGATCATTAAGCTCTTCCGCGTTCCCTAGCGCCTGCTTCGGTAGCTAGTTAGACAGGTTTTGGTGCGAGCAGCGGAAAATGCGCGTCAGGATCTTTCCCGGTGGTGGTGGTTGGTTCCTAGCAACTGAAACTTGTCAGCTAACGTTCCACAAAACCTTTCAGGAGGTGATGGCTTGTGCCTATGCCGAAATCAGGCCGTCAACTAATCCTGGATCATCTCTACGAAGAGGTCAGGACAGCAACTACAGCTGACCTCCAACGCGCTGCAAACTTCCTGGAATTTGCCAGGCAAGTTAGACGCGGTTGCACAAAACAACGCTCCAACAGCAGACGCTCTCAGCGCAACTCATGGCGCAAGGGTGTGGATGATTCCATTGCGTGGTAGCATCCCATTGCATCCAAAGCGCAGTCATGCCATACCAGCAGAAAAGTAAGATCTACTTTCACGTGTCGCTTGACCGCAACTGCGCTGACCTCCTCATCCAGGACGCTCAGGACAACGGTTTCCGTCCAGCCGCCTGGATTCGTGAGCTAATGCACCGCCATCTCCGCTCAGACCAGTCCTCCGTCTCTGAGCTGTATGAGTGGGCCAGGCAGGCTGATGAACAAGCCTGGACGGACAGCTACGCCAAGCGCTTCGAGAACCGCAAAAAGCCCTCAGTCGAGGAGGGCAGCTGAGGTCTCAAGCTCGGCAACGTGCATCACCGCCTGCTTCATCATCTGCCGATAATGCCAGTTTTGGCGCGTCAATGACGTACATAACCTCTTGATCTGCTCCATATCCTCTGCTCGCTCAATCTCTCGAACAGCCTTTTCGAGCGACAACTGCGTCTCTAAAGACTGTTCAACCACCATCCATGCGCCCCAAGCCATGACTAACTGGCAGAGACTTCAAAATACAAATCACTCATAACTTGTCAAATGTCATTGGTGGTGGAAATGGGTCAACTAACATCGCCCACCCATTGCCTGGACCCTCAACCTCCCATCTAGGCAGGAAGTCCTTCCTTGAGTAGTGGACTGCGTTTCCACCGTCCTCATCCTTCAACAGCCCACGCACCAGATCGTGCTCACCCATTGGGTCGTGCACAATAAAAAAGTTTTCTGTATATCCAATAATTACCGACCAATGACCAATACCCGTCAACGGCTCGCCACGGCTTAAATCACCCCTGTGCAGCCAACCAACAGCAATCGGTCTGCCAGCGTCGATCTCCGCCTCAATCAGATCCACCGTCCCGTTCTGGACAAACTCAGGCCGTAACTCCAAGCTCTGGAGCGCTTTGACCTGAGCAATCACCTCAGTCGTATCCCCATATCGACTCCTCAGATCGTCATATTGCTTCTGCGTCTCAATCACCCCGTAGTGCTTGGCGACCATCGCCATCGCAGTCGTAAAGCACTTATATTCCCCACCCTCCAAATCCAGCTGGTGTAGGTAGGGCACCCCAAACGGCACAATCTTCCCGCCCGCCTTCCACGTTTGAAACCACTCAGCATTTGGATCCAACAGCTCAGGCGGCATCTCCTCCTGTAACTGCTGGATCGCTGCTCTCTGGTGCGGGTTGCCGTTGAAGTTCGAGAAAAAGGACTCCAGCCGCATGACCGTAGGAACTAGCCAGTCAAGCAGCATTATTCACGGTTTCCCAGGAAACAGGTTGCGCTCAATAAAAGCAACCGCCTGATCGTCAACCGTGTTATCAGTCGTCTTGGCTAACGCCTTCAACAAATCCACAATCAGCTTCTTCACAGCCTTCGACTGCAAAAACGCAAACAAAATTGGACGTACCAGTGCAATCACGGTTAGGCCCTAAAACTTGCAATCAGCTTAAGGATGATTCGCCTGCCCTTCAAGGCGGGCAATTTTTTGTTCGGCTGCGCTCAACCTCGCAAAAATTTCCACACGCTCTGATCGCAGGTCGTTATGCAGCTCCTCCAACCTGCTCGCAACGTTATCCACACTCGTACTTAACCTGATCAGGCAGTCCCTTCCCTCAGCAGTTCGCCTGTTATGGGAATTGACGCCAAGGAACGTCGCAGAAATCGCCGCCCCAGCGATAGCTGCTGCTACCTCGACCATCTCACGCCAAAACTCTACCCATCATGGCTGAGCCTAAGGAAACTCAGGGCCAACAAGAGCATCACGGCATCGGAATTGCCGATGTAGTGCGTGTCATGGTCCTTGGCTGGTCAGCAACCCTCCTGACCGTCTCCTACCTCAACATCATCCCTGGGATGAAAATGGACAGCACCTTTGTCGCTTCCCTCTTGACTGGTGCGATGGCTGGCTTTGGAATTGAACGCAAAGGTGGCAACCAAGCCAAGAAAGAGCCACCTACCATCAAACCAGGATCTGACAAACCCAAAGTCTGATGAAAGCTTTATTTCTGTTGGCCTTCGCGCTGTTAGCCGCTCCAGCAAAAGCCGACATCACACATAAAATTCAGTCCTCTGTTCAACTAACCGTTGACGCCGCCGCAAGCGCAGCCACCCGAATCGGCAGTTCGTACTCTGTCTCGGGAAGTGGTGTTTCTACAACTGATGGCACAACTTCTGGTGCTATTGGCGGCTTCGGGTCTGTTACTAACGGTATTCCTAGCATTAGTACCGTCACCGCCACTCAGGCGACCAGTGGTAACGCTTTCTCCTTCTCTCAGTCATACCTTGAAGGCGATTCCACCTCAACAACTTCTACGACCGTGACCTCTGGTGTCACTGGTTCGCTTCCCCTCTTCGGTTCCACCACAACCACCTCTGGCGGTGTCGCTGGCAGCCTCGCTGGAACCATCGACAACAAACACTCCCTCACCGTCACAGCAGGTGGCGCTGGTACGTCAGCTACTGGTCAGATGGTCACTGAAATCACCATCGACTAATGCGCTGGCTACTAACGCTCTTGGTGCTCTCCGCTCCAGTGCAAGCAATGCCAGTCGTGCCAAACTTTCGCACTGGCACGATGACCTCTCGTACCGAATCAACGACTCAGGTCACCGAAACTATCCGCTCGGTTGACTTTGCAACGGGTTACACCTATTCAGCTAGCGGCACTAACGTCCAGCACTCGGGAACTTCAATGCTTCCCAGTGCTGGCACCGTTCAAACCCAAACTGTTGACGGCGTAACCTCCTCGTGGACTGGACTTGCTCTAGACGAAAAACCAGCATGGTCAATGACCAATCAAGGGGCAAGCTTTCAATTCGTCGAGTCCTACAGCGGACCAGGACTGCAAACAGTCACCGAAATTCAACGCACCACCGTCGTCGAATCCGTCACCGATACCACCTCTGTATTTGGGCCATAACCCTTTGCCCTACAGCAGCTCTCGGACAGGCAAACGCTACCGCTAACCCCGTCGCTAATAGCTCTGGTTCGGTCACCAATCAGGCGATCCAGATGCTCACTGGTCCTTACCCCAGCAACTCATACGGACCCGCTATCCAATGCATGGGTGCCAGCCTCAATATCTCTCCCTTCGTTACCAAAAGCAATTCGTATGCGCTCCCGTTCCAGGAGACAGTCAGAACCCCCTATTACGATCCCACCGATAATGACGAAAACGGCGTACCGGACAACCCAGGAAATATCCTCTACTACAACGAGGTCCCGAGCGGTCAAAAAAACAACCACGCACTGAACTTCGGTATTAGTGCCACCATATCCATCCCACTAGACGGTGGGTTGCAAGAACGCTGTAAAGCTTCAGCTGACACCCATAACGCGCTCCAAAGGCAAATCCTCGCCAATAAACGCCTCGACTTTGAACTCAGCAGGCTTCGCCACTGTGGAACGCTTGCGCAAGATGGGATCCGCTTCCACCCTGACTCCAAGTTTTACGTCATCTGCTCAGACGTAATCCTCACTCCCAAGCCAGGACAGGTCCTGCCTCACGTCCACAAAATCAAGGTTTCAAAGCCTGCCGCAACGTCCTCACAGCTAAATTCCTCTGCCGCTGTGAAACCCTCCGCTCCCATACCGATTCCAGTGGAACCGTTTGTCCCCTCAACTTCGCAATAGCCTTCATCGTTTTTTTGACGGTTGGCTTGATCGTTTTGAGGATTATGTCTGCGAGTGGTTTTGCCACCAAAGCAGAGGTCGTAGCCACCACGGCAATCGTGGTCGTTGTGACCACAGCCTCCACAGAGGGGAGCCCGTCAACGACTTTCTCGATGAACGGTTTTGGCTCCACCTCCGCTGTGACCTCAGCTGCCTTCTCATTTGATTCAGGTAATCGCGGGACTGCTGGTAATTCAGGGGACGCGGATTGTTCACCCTCACTCTCATCCGCACCTCTTGGATCGTCTGATTCAATAATGACGATCTCATGCGGGCTGTAGTCCATCGGTCTGTAAGACGGAATCTGACCATGCGGGCAATACGCTCCAACACGGCCAGGATCATCTTGTAAAAGCGACGGATTGAGCTTGGCGTCGGGGTGGACTGGTACGCAACCAGGCATGTCCACCACTGGCATCCCTAACTGGAGGGTGACAGGGGGCGCATCCGGCAAAGCTCTAATTTCCGGTATGCGTCCGATCGCTGGAAGTGATACAGGTTGGACGGTGACTGGCCGGATCTCAGGCATCCTTCCAACAGCTCACACAGCACGTCAGGCAGATAATCCGCGTCATACCCATACAACCCATTAACAGGGTCATACCAGAGTCCTTCCTTGGTGGTCATGGCTTGGCAAAGGGAACAGCAGGCCCAGTCTGGGTCGGAATCATCTCAACCATCCCCTCAAACTTGCCATCCATTTCCTTGGTCAGCTCACCCGTCACCGCTCCAGTGATCTGGGTCGTCAGGTTCTCCACTGCCTGCTTTTTGATGTTGTCAAACTGGTAATACGAAATCACCAGCGCAGCAGTCAAAGACGCCGATAGAGCAAACCCAGTCAGAGCCAGCGCGTCAACAACCTTCCGCATTTAAGTAACCATCCTCGTTTGATAGTTTGGATCACTTTCGTCCAAATGGCACTCAGGGCCAAATCCTGTTGCTTTCACCTCAGGACTCAACACCTCAAGCTTGGTCGCTTCCTTCGTTGGAGCGTCTGACTCAAAGCTCTTCAACCACTCACGCAACCGATCACCAGTCGGCGTCTTCGGCGGCCACGCAATGAACTTCAGCATCGCCTTGCGGTCCTGAAACCACATGCTCACATCAGGCTTCCAGCAGATGTAATACGCCCCGTTCCACGGATCAAACGTCCGCGTCACCTTCAACCCTGGTGCCTCGAACTGCTCAATCTTCATCAGTCAACAACCGGTTGATGTACCACTGAGCTTTCAACAGGTCCTCCTCGCCGTTCTTCAGGTCGGTCCGCCACAAATACTTGATGGCTGATCCCCTGCAAAACGCTCGAAACCCCTCACGTCCCAATGCAGCCTCAATCGCGTCGATGCACTCGACCGCCCCTTGCGTGTAATGCGAAGGGTGATTAACCGCCTCTTGCGTCAAGGATTTCACGCTCCGCAGCGTAGGGGGGCTTTCCATAAAACTCCTGTAGGTCGTAAAAATACGGCACGACCCAACGCTCCAATGGGAAACAGCTCTCCCAATTGCTGGGTCGTAAACAGCCAAGCACCACCGTGCGCCACAACGCTCCTGCGTAATTACGCACCAGTAAATACTGCTGCCACCAACTCACAAAAAAGGGCCGCCGAAGCGACCCCTGTGGTTGGTGTGATTGGGTCAGTATGCCGTCAAAAGGAATACTTGGCACCCACTTTGCTGCCGTAGCCGTTCACGTCATCGAAAGCAGCGGACAGCTCGCCGTAGACGCTCAGCTTGTCAGTAGCCTTCACGGAGCCACCGATCTTGGCGGTCAGGATGGTTTCACCGTCGCCACCGTTGGGCTGAACATAGGTAGGACCACCTTGCAGGTAGAAGCCAGCAACGTCGTTGCCGCCCTCATAACCCAAGTGCAGATCGGTAGCAGAACCGGCGTAGGTGCTACCAGCCCAGCCAGCGTTGTTCTCAACGTTGACGTAAGGACCAGCCATGGCAGGTGCAGCCAGCGCAACACAGGCGATAGCAGCAGAAGCGGTTTTGATCATGGGATTAGGTAACCGTCCCAGGAGTTTAATAGTCGCCCCCAAGTAGGCGGTCATAAATCTGGTACGCCTGACGCACCATCATCAAACGGATCCTTTCGCCCCTGGCAAATAACAACTGCTCGTTTGTAAAAGTGGCAATCCGTTTTACCCGCTGCCTCTAACGCCTCTTTTACCTTGCGCCAGTTCTCGCGGGTTCTCTCGTCCACTTACCTTCCCTGCCCGCGATATCTCTTTTTATTGTGGCGAGGTTTCGAATGTTGACCCGCACCTTGGCGCGTCCGCTTCTTAACAGGCGTCTTGTGCTGCGTTCCAGTAGGGGACTTTGCTCGCTTAGGCATGATCGTGGTACAGTTCGCGGGTCCTTTTCATCAAGTTCGCAGCTGGGTGACTTGGATCGGTCTGTGCCAACCAGACCACCTCTATGCCGCTTGGGGCCCTAGAGGGCAAAACTGAACGCGTCGCTGCAATCAGTTCAAGAGGGGTGTCTCCTGCGGCACCCCTTTTGTTTTGCCTAGTTCCGCCCCAGCGCCGTCTTTGACTTGACTGCCATTAGCCCTCTTCTGGACTAGACCAAACATCAGTCGCAAGAATAGTGCGCATTTCTGCGTTGGTGTACGGTCCCTCCGCTTCAGTCAAGCCAGACACAAAGGCAGGCTGTTCACCTTCCCATTTAATAAATGTTTTGGTGCCATCGACGCTAAGCCGAACGGTCTCGGGTGATGTGTCGCAAACCTGAGAGAAATCAACCGCGTCAAGCTCAGAAGCTTGGATGATCAAATAAAAACGCGTCATAATCCGTACCTTGCTCGTGTATAGCCGAAATTGCCTGTAACTTCAGCGGCAGTTAAAGCTTTGTTTTTGTAAATACGGACGATTGAGATGCTGCCGTCAAAAAACGACAAACCTCCTCGGTTTCTAGCAATACGAAAACCTGTACCAGATGAAGGGGTCATGTTGTCCGACAATGTTCCAGACTGAACGTATGACCCATTTAAATAAGATTTTGTCTGATTTGTGCCGGTCCCTTCTCTAACAATTACTATTTGCCGCCAACTTGTAGAGAAGCTAATACCTAGGTTGAAAGTTGTACTGGCACCAGCTTTGATATTTATACCCCCATCACTGATAAGGCTTAATTGATAAGTTCCTGCTCCACCGGCTGAATGACCCAGCAAGGCTTCGTCCTGCGCGTAACTATCAGCTTTAGACCAAACCTCAATAGTGAATGGATTTGTGCTTAAGCTTCCAACGCTGGTATTGGCGGTATCGGCTAAATCACTTGCGCCGTCAAAACTAAAATAACCGCCATCACTTGTTGAATAAGGCGGACTATTGCGAAGAGTAAAATCATACCCATTTGATGTCAGATCTGACCATGTAGTCCCCGTGCCTGAATATGAGCTTGAA